TGGGCAAATGTCCACCCAAGCCGACGCCTACAAGGTTGAAGCCGTTGGTGCTTCAACATCTTTACGGTTTATTACAAACGCCGCAGAACGCGCCCGCATTGACTCCAGTGGCAACTTGCTGGTGGGGAAGACTTCAGCTGATTACACAACCGCAGGTGTTATGGTTGAAGGTGACGGGACTGTCTCTAGTGTAAAAGCTGGAGTAACAGGCGTATTTAACCGCCTTACGTCTGACGGTGACATTGTTCAATTCCGCAAAGACGGCACCACGGTGGGGTTGATTGGTACTGAAGGCGGCGACCTTAATATTGGCACTGGCGATACCGGGCTTCAGTTTGTAGACAGCATAGATGCTATCCGACCATTCAATATAACTACGAATGCGGATAGAGATGCTGCCGTCGATCTTGGCGTTTCATACACCCGCTTCAAAGACCTCTACCTCTCCGGCGGCGTCTACCTCGGCGGCACGGCTTCAGGAAATCTGCTAAACGACTACGAAGAAGGCTCTTGGGAGCCTCAAGTTTATTATCAAAACGCTACGGACCAAGCAGGTGCTACTAATACTGTTCAATCCGGCAAATATGTAAAAATAGGCAATATTGTTATTCTTTCTTTTAGATTAGATTTTACAGCGCCTTCAAGTCCGGCAAACGATAATATAGGTGTTAAAAACTTTCCTTTTGCCGGAACAAACAACCATTACAATGCTTCAGGGCCAGTAATGACAACTACGTCACTGACTGGTCTAATTATGGGACCTGTATTAGCAGGCTCTACCCAAGCAATAGTACAAGCCTCTGACAATAGCGGTAACTATGGTGATGAATTCGGAACAGGAACAGGAAAATATATAAGAGGAACCATTACTTATCTAACCAATTAATTACCTCACTCGGACGATTGAGGCGGACCAAGGAGAAATACAATGGCACTGACCGAAGAAAGTTTTGCAGACAAGGTGGAGATCGTGGGCGACTTCAGCCACGTTCAGGTGCGCGTTGCCACCGTGATCAAGCGCGACGGCGAGGAGATCAGCCGGTCGTTCTCGCGCCACGTTGTGGCCCCCGGTGACGACTACAGCGCCGAGGATGCGAAGGTGCAGGCGGTGTGTGCCGCAGTTCACACCCAAGACGTAATCGACGCCTACGCGGCGCACATGGAGGCACAAGCTAATGGCTAACTTTGTCTGGTCCATTCCGACCACTGAACACATGCTGGCGGATGGGGGCATTACGGTGGCCCACTGGCGCTGCACGGCCTCTGACGGCGACTTCTCCGCTTCCTCCTATGGCACGGCAGGCTTCACCCCTGACCCTGAGTCTGAGGACTTCGTGGCCTATGACGACCTCACCGAGGCTGACGTACTGGCTTGGGTGTGGGAATCCGTGGACAAGGACGCAACCGAAGAAGCCCTTGCAGCCAAGATCGAGGCTGATAAGAACCCGACCAGCGCAACAGGAGTGCCGTGGTAATGGATATGATTCTAGCTTTCTTCGATGCTCTCCCTGCATGGATCAACGCCATCACGGCATTGGTCACGGCAGCTACGGCTATCACCGCTCTCACTCCGAGCAAGGTAGACGACAAGTACGCCTCAATGGTTCTAAAAGTTCTGAACACCATTGCGGGTAATGTGCTTAAAAACAAGAACGCGGACGGGTAACATACGCAAAGGGCGGTTATACGGGAGTGAGTCATGCTAGACCCTGTAACCGCCATTGCCACGGCATCGGCAGCGTTTAACGGCGTCAAGAAACTGGTAGCCGCTGGCCGTGATTTAGAGGACTGCATGGGCCAGATCGCAGCGTGGGCTGGTGCCGTTTCTGATATCAACGAAGCCTCTAAGCAAGCCAAGAGCCCTCCTCTCTTAAAGCGCATCACAAGCAAGAAATCCGTGGAGCAAGAGGCCATGGAAATCTTCGCCCATCGACGTAAGATCGAAGCCCAAGAAAAGGAACTGCGAGAGATCATCTTCTACGCTTATGGAAAGGAGGCGTGGACAGAACTCGTCGGGCTTCGTAGAAGGATAAGACTAGAGCGAGAGAAAGCCTTCTACGCCCAAAGGCGGAAGCGTGAAAACTTCATTTATACGACCTTAACCATCGTCGTACTGACTTTCGTTTGCTATGGTTTCTTCGCTACAATTCATTATGTCCTAAGCGATATCAAGGCTCAGCAAGATGGCACCAGAGATGATATGGAGTAGTATCTTGACGGCGGCCATCGGCCTTATGGCGTGGACCTTTAAGTCTAAATCTGACGAGGTTCAAAGGCTGAGCATCCTGCTTAATCGAACCCGCGAAGAACTAGCGAAAGAATACGTTACGAAAGCTGACGTACACGCTGACATAAACCGCATCATTGATCGCATTGAAGCCTTAGACGCGAAGCTGGATAGGCTCATGGAGCGAGGGTGATGTTAGAGGCCCTGATCGGCCCTGTGACGGGCCTTCTAGACAAGTTCATAGAAGACAAGGACCAGAAAGCCCGTTTGGCGCATGAAATTGCGACAATGGCGGAGAAATATGCGCACGAAAATGCGCTAGCCCAGATCGAAGTTAACAAGACCGAAGCAGCGTCACGGAATCCTTTTGTGGCCGGTTGGCGTCCCTTCATCGGTTGGACCTGCGGTATTGCTCTAGCTTGGCATTTCGTACTCGCACCCTTTACCATGTTTATTGCTACATGGGCGGGAGCAGACCTACCAGAACTCCCTCATTTCGACATGGACAATCTAATGACTGTCCTCTTAGGGATGCTGGGCTTAGGTGGCTTGCGGACTTTTGAGAAGGTTAAGAGCGTTACTCGATAAAAGCGGGTTAATCGGTATGCGTACAAGTCAGGAAGGCGTTGACCTCATTCGCCACTTCGAAGGGTGCTACCTGAAAGCCTATCTCTGCCCTGCTAACGTCTGGACGATTGGCTACGGGCATACGAAGAACGTACACCCTGATGACGAGATAGATAAAGAGCAGGCGGAAGCTCTGCTCATTGAGGACTTAGAGGAGTTTGAGGGCTATGTTAACGCTCTGGTGGAAATCGACCTTGAACAGCATCAGTTCGACGCCCTTATATCGTGGGTTTTCAATTTGGGGCCCACGAATCTACGAGAAAGCACGTTACTCAATCGGATCAACTATGGTCCTGTTAGCGACGTTCCTTTCCAGATTCAGCGCTGGACTAGAGCGGGTGGGAAGGTCCTTCAGGGGTTGGTGAAACGTAGGGCGGCAGAAGCTGCCTTGTGGGAAGGTAAAAACTGGCGGGAGTTTCTATGATTACGATTGATGGTACCGAGTACAAGGAAGAGGACTTCACGGACGAGCAGAAATATATGCTTGCTCAAGTGAAAGACCTCCAGACGAAGGAAGAACAGCTAAAGTTCAACCTTCACCAGATCACCGTGGCGCGGCAAGCGTTCATTGACGGGCTCTCTAAGTCCCTGAAAGAGCCCATAGAGGCCGAAGCTGATGAGTCTGATTAACGACATCGTACGGATGCCGAACGGCCTGCTAGCGGTCGCTGCTGGGCATTTTGAGGATGCACAAGCGGTAAACCTATTCGGCGTGAACCCTGTAGTAGGGACGACCTATGAGACTTTGTGGGACTATGGAGGGCTTTATGCTTACCCTTCCAGTGCTGCTAGCCTTTCTGCTGTTTCTTCGTCTGCCTCAGACACTATGGCCGTCCTTATCAGTGGACTGGATGCGAACTACTGGCCCATTACTGAGGTGGTTACGCTCAACGGTACGTCGGCTGTTACGACGACTCAGGCGTTTCTCCGCTTAAACTCCGCAGTAATCCTCGCAGGAGAAAACGTCGGGAACATCACCATCACGAACGATGGTACGGTCTTGGGCTATATCTCTATCGGAAAAGGGCTGACCCAAGCCTGTAACTACACCGTACCTGTCGGCCATTCGCTGTACCTAACCCGGATCGACCTAACGTCTGGAACCGTCAACCCCAATAAGTACATTACCTACAGAAACGTCACTAAGACGCATACGGGGCGGTGTTTAAGGGTAGCCGAGGCAACGTGGCAAACGGACGAGCAATCCTTTGACCGGCAGGTGCCCTTTAAGATCGGTGAAAAGACCGATTTCCAGTTTGAGGCGCAATCATCCTCTGGTGATAACATCGTCTCAATTTTCGTAGAAGCCATCCTCGTGAGGGAAAACTGATGCCGTTAAAAAAAGGTCAAGCCAAGAAAAAGATGCCCCAAGGTGGGGTCATGAAGCGTAAGACTGAGAAGAAGAAAAAGCCGTACGGGAAGTAGTAGACGGGGGGCCGAAGCCCCCCTGCTACGCCAGCAACGGGCGGGAAAACTGGCGCAGCGTTCTGATATTAACACCCCCTTTCTTATAGCGAAATGTTCTAACGCTTTCTCCCCCATACCTAAACAGAACTGTTATTATTCGTTTGGGTTTAGAGAGGAGAACACCCATGTTACCTAAGCTGATCTGGGACACCCTGTCCCAAATTGACGTATCCGCGCACACCGAGCGGAAGCAGAACCTTACCTATCTTTCGTGGGCGTGGGCGTGGGGCACGATGTGTAAGCACTTCCCTGACACCACCTACGCCTTTACGTCTGAGTCCTTCCCCGATGAAACCGTGGAGTATACCTGCATCGTTACGGTAAACCACAACGGCGCTACCCACTCCCAAATGATGTGGCTCCCGGTGATGGATCATCGGAATAAAGCCATTAAGAACCCAGACGCCTTCGCTCGTAACACCTGCAAGATGCGCTGCCTTACGAAGTGCCTCTCGATGCTCGGGTTGGGGCACTACATCTACGCAGGCGAAGACCTGCCAGAAGGGCATGAGCCGGAGAAGATAAACGAGGACGAGCAGAAGCTACTACACGCTCTAATCGTTGAGACCGAAACCGATCTAGAAAAGTTCTTCATGGCGTTCAAGATCAAGTCCCTACAGGAGATGCCTAAAGAGCGGTTCCCTAAAGCTCTGGCGGCACTGGAAAAGAAGATGGAGGCTAAGCAATGATCGAGCATTCACCCGGACCGTGGAAGTTCATAGCCAAAGATAAGCTATTGTTTTCTAGTGAAGAAAAACTAATTGCAGAGCTATTTTCCACTAGACAGTACTTCGCAGGAGACGTTAGAGCCATTCTCGCTGCCCCTGAGCTGCTGGCGGCATGTGAAGGGCTTTACAGAGTTTTTGGCCATAATGGGCTTGAGGTTTGCCATGAAGCTCGCCGCGCAATAGCAAGAGCAAGGGGGATAAAAACGCATAATAAGCAAAGAGTGCTGGAGTGATGCGCGTCATCAACGTAGAACAAGGCACGGAAGAATGGCTAGCGGCGCGTTTAGGCGTGCCGTCCGCCTCTAGCTTCTCAAAGCTAATCACGCCTACAGGTAAGCGTTCCTCTACCTTTGATTCCTATGTGAACCAATTGGTCGCAGAGCGGATAACGGGTGAAGTAACGCCGTTCCCCCAGACTGACGCGATGGCTAGAGGGACCGAATTAGAACCTCACGCCAGAGCCTACTACGAGTTCGCTACCGATAACGAAGTGGTAGAGATGGGGTTCATCAAACACGCCGTCTTAGAGGCAGGCTGTAGCCCTGATGGCTTTGTGGGAGATATGGGCGGCTTAGAGATTAAGTGCCCCCTACCGCATACCCATATCGAAACCCTGCGAGGCGGGACGATGCCGTCTAAGCATATTCCCCAAGTTCAGGGCTGTATGTGGATCACTAGACGGGAGTGGTGGGACTTCGTGTCCTATCACCCCGATATGCAGACTCTAATTGTTCGCGTCGAGCGAGATGACGCGTACATAGAGACCCTCGCGGAGCTTGTGAAAGAAGCCTGCGAATCCATCGAATGTTTGACTAAGGATGTATCGCGATGAGCTATGACAATAACCTTTCTGGTGCGCTCTTCAAGAACGACAAGAAAGAGACTGAGAAGCACCCGGACTACAAGGGTTCCTGCGAGATTGATGGGACCGAGTATTGGGTAAGCTCTTGGCTTAACGAGTCCAAGAATGGTCGTAAGTACCTATCCCTTAAGTTTAGCCCGAAGGACGGACAGAAGCCTGCTCAGGCAGCTATCGCCGATGACTTTAGCGATGCGCCCTTCTGATGAACGTAGGGGCTAGCCTACGAGCCCTCCAGAAAGACCGCGTGATAGCCAATGTGGATATTGCGCGGACTCTTGGGGTTCACGTTCAAACCATTAGCCGCTGGCGGAGCTACACGGACCTACAGGCGTCCTATTGTCAGAAGCTGGCGGACTTCTTCGGACTAACTGTTGACGAGTTTCTATCCTATGGATTTCTGGAAGATTGATCGACCCCAGCAGATAGACGAGCGGCTAGAGCATTTAGGAGCGCATCTCAGAGACAATTGGGACTGGTCTAAGCCAGTCTCAATCTGTCCTAAGCCCTACCAAAACCCCCGCTCGTTAGACCAGAACGCCCTATTCCACGTTTGGATAAGGGAGATGGTTAGCCACTTCAAACCGGCGCGACCGGAGCTGACAGAGGAGGAGATGAAGGATATATGTAAGTTCAGGTTCTTAGGCACGGAATCTCGGAAAGCTGGTAAGATTGTTCTGGAAAACCAATTGAAGCAAACATCTAAACTTCGTAAGGGCGAGATGTATCACTTCATGGAACAGGTCTACCAGTGGGCGCTGGAATTGGGCCTGCAACTCGATACCCCATCTGACTCGGAGTTTATGCAGATACGCAAGAGTCAGGCTTAGCCATAGGAGGGGGGAATGGCAGCGCCAGCTAAGATAGACCCAGAATTACTGAAGTACGCGGTTTCAGATAAGGAAAGGCTCTACCTTCAACAGTGCATGGACTCTGTTTCCATGAGGGCTGCGGCTAAAGAGCTGAACGTAAATGACGGGACCATCCGTCAAGCCGTTGAGAGGGTGAGGGCCCGAGCCGCGAAGATGGGCTATGCCCCCGACTATGATTTGAATAAGCCCACCACAGCGCCCTTCGTTGTTAAGGGAACCTCCACTCTTTATGGAGAGGACGGCCAGCCGAAATTGCAGTGGGTAAAGACTAACCTCGATAGAGAAGCCCAGATCGAGATCATGCGGCAGGCCGTCGAGGCCCTCTGTGAAGATGTAAAGCCGGTTAAGGCTATCCCTGCTCCTCCCGATGTAAACGAACAGCTAATGTCCATCTACCCGTGGGGCGATCCTCACGTTGGGATGTATGCGTGGGCGGATGAAGTGGGAGAGAACTTCGACCTATCCATTGCGGAACAAGATATGTGTAATGCGGTGGATTATCTTGTTGAGCGCTCTCCCCCATCTAAGCGTGGGGTATTGGTGAACTTGGGAGACTTCTTCCATTACACCAATATGGTGGGGACAACGGAGCGCAGCGGCCATATTCTTGATAGGGACTCCAGAACAGCGAAGATGATTGACGTAGGGGTTCGGATCATCAAACGATGTTTAGAGCGGATGCGGGAGAAGCACGAAATCGTGGAGCTCATAAACGCTCCCGGCAATCACGACGAAACCTTCGCCCATTTTCTTAACGTCCTCTTCCGTAACCTCTACGCCAATGAAAACCGCGTCATCGTCCACGACGCCCCAACCACCCGTCATTACCTCCAGCACGGGAAGTGCCTTATTGGGGTGGTTCATGGGCACCAGACGAAAGACCGCGATTTACCGGGGATTATGGCAACTGAGAAGCCCGAGGAATGGGGAGCTACAAGGCATAGGGTGTTCTTTAGGGGCCACCACCACCACGACAATCGAGTGGAATATAACGGCTGCATTGTGGAGCAAATGAGGACCTTGGCCCCCGGCGATGCTTATGCCGTGGGCGGTGGCTACCTTTCAGGGCGTGATATGAAGTGCATCGTCATGCACTCCGAGTTTGGCGAACAAATGAGATTAACCTGCGGAATCGACGTATTGAGGAGAGAATATGAATAACTACGGACCTATGGCTGGAACCCTTCGCAAGGTGACTGCTTATCAACAGGTGCAGTGCGAGTGGGCACCCGGATACGGTCAAGACTACTACCGGATCACCGTTCAGGAGGGCTCTAAAACGCTCTCTGACGTCTTTTACATCTACAACGATGGCGACCTTAACCGTGCGATCAACACGCTCCTAAAGAGGGCCCAGCATGAATAGGATCGAATGGCAGGAGGACGACCCCGATCAGGATGGGGAGGTGGCTATGTCCCTGACCATCATTTCTGGCGATCCTGTCCTTTTAGCTAGAGCGCGTAAGATGTTCCGCCAGCTATTAGACGACCGACCAGCTTTAACCGCAGTGCCGAGGAATGACGATGGCAGGGATTAAACGCGATGCAGCAGACCATTACTTTTCACTGTGTGTAAGGGCTAAGGCTAACTTCACTTGTGAGTTCTGCGGGAAGGAGTTTCCCGGCCCCGATCAGGGCCTACATTGTGCCCACATCGTAGGCCGTAGGAACGCTAGCACCCGTTGGTCTTTAGACAATGCCGTATCCCTCTGCTACTACCATCACCGATATTTCACCGAGAACCCTCTCGACTTCATATCGTGGCTCGCCTCTTACTTAGGGGAAGGCCACATGGAACGGCTTATGGAGAAGAAGAACGAGATCTATAGGGTGCGTATCGCTGAAAAAAAAGAGATCGCTAAGCACTATAGAGAACAGTGGAAGGAATGGGGTACTGGGGAGTCTATCGACTTCCTGTCTTGGAACTAAAAGAAGGGGCCCCGAAGGGCCCCAAAGCCGGTGTGAGAGGAGGGAGAGCCACCAGCAAGGGAAACATACCCCTTTAGAGAAAACCCGTCAAATCGCTTTACAGGGCGTCTGAGGGGGTATATAAATAACGCGTCGGTGGGGTTACCAGCCCCTTAAGAGCCGACGGAAGACGGATAGGAATCGGTCACCCGACGCGGTTCCCAAGGTAGCAAAAATAGGCTTCCTACTCAATCCTCTCCCCCGCTCTTATTCCGACAGGCTCTATGCGGTCGGCAAGCTATTGGGTAAACGGCAGCGTATAGGGTCTAGACTAGGCCGCTACTGTGGGGATTGATCGACAGCGGCAACGGCTTACGCGAAGACGGGACAAGCCAGATCAAGCGAACCCGTCCACCCCTTGCGATTCCGAAGGTCGGAGGCAGGGCAAAGAGCGTGGTCACCCTTTGACTAGGGAAGATCACGCTCACCCCAAGCTCAAACCGAGATCAAAGGCAGATAGTAAGTAGAAGCATAGAGGAGCTAGAGCATGGTACGAGACATAGAGAGGCTGGTAGCCAAGGGGTTCCGGGTGGTAGAGGAAGATGACAAGCGCGGGGTGGTCATTCTGGAGAACGATGAATGGCGGGTGCGAGTGCCCCACTTTGGCGGCCTACCTACTTGGGACAAGAAAAAGCCTGTCGATATAAAGGACGTTGACGCTTATAGCTAATCGGTATTTCTCAAGCCTTCCCTACGGAGCTAAGATTTAGGTTCGTAGAGGAGGCCCCATGAAGTTACGAGATCATCAAGTTAAAGCAGTTGAAATGCTCCGAAACTCTCTTAGGAGAGGTAAGACCCGACCTATCCTCGCAGCGCCCTGTTCCTTTGGTAAGACTATCACTGCGGCCTATCTTCTTTCTGAAGCGGTGAAGAAGGGCAAGCGCGGTATCTTCATTTGTGATCGCGTGAAGCTGGTCCAGCAAGCCCTAGCGGCCTTTGATCGAGAAGGGTTAAGCGTAGGGGTGATGCAGGGACAGCACGAGCGGCAGGATTACTCGGCCCCTATCCAGATCGCGTCAATCCAGACCATCGCTCGCCGTAAGCACCTGCCTGAGTTCGACTTTGCCATCGTCGACGAGTGCCACGTCCATTACAAAACGACTCAGTACATGATGGATCGCTACTCTGCGGTCCCATTCATCGGCTTATCCGCTACCCCTTACTCCAAGGGTCTAGGGAAGGCGTACAACGATCTAGTCGTCCCTATCACCCCTGAGGAGCTTCTAGCGCAGGAATACTTATGCCCCGTCGAGTATTACGGTGGGGCCCATGTTGATACGTCCCAAATCAAGCCTAGGGCTCTACAGACAGGTGGATCCGACTTCGATCCTAAGGACCTCGCTAGGGCTACGGAGGAGGACGAAGGGCTGGTCGGGGATATTGTGAAGAACTGGCTTAAGCACGCGGAGGGACGGCAAACCATTGCCTTTTCCCCTTCGATCAAACACTCGAAAGAGATGGTCGATATGTTTAACGCTAGTGGTATTCCCGCTGTCCATATTGACGGCTACATGGACGACGAGGAGCGACAGGTTATCTACGAAGCCCACGACGCGGGAGAGTTCCTAGTTCTCTCCTGCTCCCGTCTATTGAATACCGGCTATGACGCTCCCAAAGTTTCTTGCCTGATTGACTGCTTCCCTACCCGCTCGATTATTGCTTACGCCCAAAGGGCCGGGAGGATTATGAGAACCTTCCCCGGTAAGGAGCAGGCTATCTACTTAGACCACGCGGGGAACGTGGCAAGGCACGGCTTTGCGGAGCATATTGTTCCTGACGAACTCCACGATGGGGTTAAGTCCTTTAAGGAAAAGAATCAGGTACGAGAGAAGAAAGAGAAGAAGGTACACCAGTGCCCCCAATGTTATGGGCAGTTCGTCGGCCTACGGTGCCGCTGTGGCTATGAGATCAAGATCAAAGAGGCGCTAGAGACGGATTCTAGTGAACTGAAGAAGCTAACCCCCGAGAAGCGTAATCGGGTGACTCGGGGCGAGGAGAAATCCCGCTGGCTCTCTGAACTCTGCCTCTATGCCGTTAAGAAGGGCTACAAGCAGGGCTGGGCCTCGCATCAGTACAGAGAGCGTTTTGGG